TTTAAAAACTTGCGCTATCGATCGAGCAGCCCATATTTGGGTATCTACTCCTGTTTCTATTTTTACTTTTTGCAAGCACTCTTTTTCTTCTGTTAGTAGTTTGTGTTTTAATTGATTCGCTGCTTCAACGTCTACTCGCACGCCTAAAAATCGCATATCGACAAGGCAAGGAAAAAGTTCGGTCTCTAAATTAAATACGTCTTCTATGTCTTGAGAATATATTTCTTTTTTCATCTCTTGCCATAAGTCTAAAGTCATTTCAGCATCTCGTTCTGCATACTCACCTACATACATCGCAGGTAGTTTATACATCTCAGACTTTGGATCTACACCCCAAAGCTCCGCTGTTTCTTTCAATACAGCCTCGTTTTTGCCTCTTCCAAGGTAATCCCTACCCATAGAGCCTAAATCGTATCGAAAGCGATTCTCGTCTACGAGAGAGCCAGCAATCATGGTATCTATGATACGACCATTAATTTTAAGACCTGCAGCCTTAATAAAGCATACATCATACATAGCGTTGTGAAATATTTTGTAAGAATCTGTGTTTAATACGTTTTGAAACCATTTAAGGACTATGTTTTTATCCATGTTGCCACCACCTTCGTGTGCTATTGGATAATATCCTTTCCAATCTTGGACAGCCACAGCAACTCCTACTATTTCTCCTTTGCCTGTAACAGATCCAGATCCCATGGTTTTTAGTTGTGGATCTTTTGTTTCTAAGTCTATTGCTATCTCATCGTATTTAGATAAGTCAGGAAAAGATTCTGGTGGTAGCCACTCTGTTTGTGGACTAAACATTGGTTTCTGTATCATGAGTAGTCTCTCTCTAATATCATTTCTAAATAATGTATTGCTTTTCTTATATCTTGTTCTTTACCTTTCACAGAATGCCTGCAAATATATTTTATAGCGTTCCCCTCTGCGAACAAAAGTTTGTTTTCATTTATAAACTCTGCTGGTTGTATTTTCATATTACGGTAGTGTTTACCACCCACTTGCTCTTCCAATGAGCTATACGTGCTTCCTTTGAATATATCTTTGTTTGTCATATACTGTATCCTTTGTATTCTTGTTTTGGTGATATGATATGTAGATGTTCCTTGGTCCTTGTTGCACCAACGTAAAACAATCTATTCTCATCATCTGGGTTTTTTCTGTATCCTTCCATTGTATTGTTACTAAGATCAGTTAATAATACAACGTTTTGTGATTCACCACCTTTTGCACCATGTATGGTTGACAAAGTTATTCGTGGCTCTTCGTTTAGTTTTTCTCCATTCTTTCTCATCTTTCTTAGATAACTTACATCTCTGCTTGGTGCATCATCAAATGCTTCATACCAAACTGCATTACTATCTAGTTTTAAACCATAATCTCTTTTTAGTGTAGCAATATCGTAAGATGCATCTTTCAACATACCTTTTAGTTTAGATCTATCTGTATTATCTTTCATGTATCCGTAGATTCTTTCTACTTGTTTGTATGCTATTGGTTGACCTTTACGTAAGTTCTCCCAGTCTTGTGCAGCATAGTGTAGTTCTTGTTCTTTTGTTTTTTTAAATTTATTTCTGTAATACAAACCATTTCTATACAGTGTGCCTTCTAGTTCGTCTAACATATATTTAGTCCTAGCCATAACTAACCATTCACCAGATGTCATATCTATTTGTTCAAATTCATCATGCCAAGACAATGCACCTTGATGTGTTTTTGGTTTCCAAGACTTATTTATTCTGTTTTTAACTCTATTAATTATATTCATCGCAACATTGTGCACCATAGCCGGTATTCTGTGTGATTGTGTAAGTGGCATCATTAAACCTTTTTGTGCAATAAAAGAATCTACATCTGCACCTGCCCATCTAAATATCGCTTGGTCATCATCACCTGCAATAAAAGAATCTGTTGTTTTATTCCAAATACTTTTTGCCATATCCCACTGCATTAGTGATAGATCTTGTGCTTCATCTATAAATACAACATCAAATTTCGGTGATTTATCTGACTTAATAAAATGTAATATCATGTCATTAAAATCTATTAAATTATATTCTTTTTTGTATCGTTCTATTTCGTTTGCAATAATAATTAATTTATCTCTTTCAAGATCACCATTGTGATTTCCTAAATCAAACTGTTGTTCTGGTGTAACATTTCGTAACTTTGCAAGATTTATTATTCGTAAGTATTCACTGTCAGATGTAAAAATACCGCCGTGATCATCTTCATATTTAGCATAGTTGACAGGAAATCCTAGTTTATTTCCAAGATCAACATAGTGTCTGCGCTGCATTACATCTTCTTTTTTTACACCTAGTTTTCTAAATGCCAGTGAGTGTAGTGTTCTAAAATATGGTAGATCGTCTTCTGTAAGATTAAATTTTTTTATAGCTCTGTCTCTTGCTTCGTATGCAGCTTTTTGTGTAAAAGCAAAATATCCAACTTTATCAGGATCTGTTTCTTTTAAATAGTCATCTACTTTGTTTAATAATGTAGTTGTCTTTCCTGTGCCTGGTGGTCCTAATACTATTGTTTTCATGCAAAACCTTTTAACTTTCCAACTTTATATATAAAATCTTTTCCTCTTACTCTGTTGTCTTTACCATTTTCGGACCTAGTAACAAACTCTAAATTACTAAGTCTGTAATCCCAACAATTTTTATTAATGTGATTTACCACTGTTTTGTCGTCGTATGGATCTAAATTACCAGGATCTAAAAAAGCTCGTGCCACTAGTTTATGAATACATATATGTTTACCTGTTCCACCATTTTCTTTCGTTAATTGTACGTATGGATATTCTATAGTGTCTCTTAAACATATATTAAGACGTTTTTTTATTCCTCTACATCTATAATTTGTATCTAAAATATATGGAAAATCAGATGTATGTAATATTCCATTAGGATCTTTTTCAGAATAATCATGCATTGGATGTCTTCCATTTGTGGGATAAATTAAATATCTATTTTTCACTATCTTAGCTTCTACAACAAAATCTGCTGCATCTTTTGGATTATCGTTTTGAGATATGTCAATTTTTTTACTGTCTTTAATAAATAAATTCATTTGATTTCCTCTCATATTCCTAAGTGTAAGTATATCCACAACGCTGTAAACATTGTAATTGCTAATAAATCCATTTTAGCAATCAATACGGCTCCTCCTCCTTTAATTTTTTTTGTTTATATTCATCTGTTTTTTTATCAAACTCTTTGACTATAAATACAGATAACTTTTCTTTACCAATTCTTTTGTTCTCACACTCACATTTTTCTTTTAACAATTGTGCTGTTCTAGAATAACCAAGATCCCATCTTCTACGCATTAGAAACTGATGATAGAATCTGTCAAATACAAAATGATGATAGCCATCTGATGTCCACACACCACCTTTTTTTAAATCGTTTTTATCTGTTGATACTTGTCTGTTTAAACAAAACTCTTCTAAATGATTTTGTAATTGATCTTCTGTTCGTAATCCCTCTGCAGGTTCCGTAACTTCTGCATTTTCTAATAATAAATTTGTAATCTTAACCCAATCCTTTTCTTTTAAAGTTATAGGTCTATTTCTTAATTGTTTCATACACGCCTCCTGGAATAAACTTTGCTGTCTCAAGTATTTTACATTCTCTAAGTATAATCTTTCTCCGTCTACATTGAGATAGTAGTAAGGATCCTCCAAGTCTATTACCTGGAGGTCGGTTAGCCCAGGAAACAATATCTCCTGGCCGATACCATATTTTCTAGTTCGACATAATGTTTTATCACACATGCTACACATAGGTTGATCACTACATTTATAACCCCATTCTTTTTTATCGTGCTGTGTAACAACTATTTGCACTTCTGAATCTGACAATGGTTTTTCCATTGCAGTCGCATTAAATAAAATTAATTTTGACTTCCATTCTGCTGGCCATTTTTGTTTTGCATACACACCATAGTGGAACAATGCATTGTTTCTACCACCTTCACCTATCTTATTCATAGCTAGTGTTTCAATACAAGGTGGTCCATCACTATATTCTGATTTAGGTCTTTCTATTTCTAATTCCTGTAACATATCAGGATCCAAATAGTTTCCCGTATGTAAATTAAAAAATTCTCTTCTCT